ATATTCGTACTGCAAATACTCTTATCATTGATGATATTCCTGACGATCAATATTCAAATCAGTTAGATGAATTCTATGATTATATTGATACCTTAGCAAGTCCAAAAGGCCATATCTTTATTGAAAGCACAGCCGACAATGATGGTCCTGCTGGGCACCATTTTGTTGTTTACGAAATAAATGAATTTGATTGGGACAGCGGTTCAAAGGCATACGGTATATTCTCAGTTACTTATGTTGCTTCGGGTGCCGTTGCAAGTTATGATTGGGATAACGTAGACAACGATCACGGTCCTGATACTCTTGTTTCGTTTATTCCTGCAGGCCCACGCGGTTTACAAGGTATTACAGGTCTACAAGGTGCTCAAGGTACACAAGGTGTCCAAGGCACACAAGGATTTACTGGAGATACTGGTTTACAAGGGGCGCAAGGCGTACAAGGATTACAAGGTCTTCAGGGTCTACAAGGTTTGCAAGGACTTCAAGGTTACCAAGGTACAACTGGTATCCAAGGTTTCACAGGTTTCCAAGGTATTCAAGGTGAAGCGCAGCAAGGTACTCAAGGCTTCCAGGGTATTACAGGTATTCAAGGCGACGTTGGTTTCCAAGGTACGCAAGGTGCTCAAGGTACACAAGGATTGCAAGGTCTACAAGGTCTACAGGGACTACAAGGTGAGACTGGTGCTGGTGTTCAAGGTACACAAGGTGTCCAAGGACTTCAAGGTCTACAAGGTAATCTAGGTATACAAGGTTCTGACGGTGGATTTGGTGGTGCTACTTTTGACTATACTTTTGAATCTGATACGAACGCATCAGACCCAGGTATCGGTAGATTAAAATTCAACAACGGTGCCTTAGGTTCAGCCACGGTAATGTATATTGATGATCGTGACGATGACTTCAACGATCTACAATCATACTTAAGAACAATTGACGATTCTACTTCTACAATTAAAGGACACTTTAAAGTAACCGACGGTTCTAATGCAGCAAACTTTGTAATCTATACAATTGATGCTTTACAAGAACAATCTGGTTATTTTGAAATTGACTGTACATTCTTAAACGGTTCAGTAAGTTCTTATTCTGATAACCAAGACGTACGCATTACCTTTGCAAGAACAGGTGATGCAGGTGATCCTGGACCGCAAGGTGTTCAAGGTTTCACGGGTATTCAAGGCGACCTCGGTTTCCAAGGTGCTGATGGTGCTGGTTCGCAAGGTGTTCAAGGTATCCAAGGTCTCGGTGGGGTTGATGGCACCGACGGAACACAAGGTGTTCAAGGTTTACAAGGCGAAGAGATTCAAGGTATCCAAGGCCCACAAGGTACGGCAGGAAACGACGGATCTGATGGAACACAAGGTTTCCAAGGACACCAAGGCGTTCAAGGTCCACAAGGTACTCAAGGTTTACAAGGTATTCAAGGTGAAGGCGGATTGGGTGCAGGTGGTACTCAGGGTACTCAAGGTCTGCAAGGACTTCAAGGAACACAAGGTTTACAAGGTGATCTAGGTCCAGCAGGATTTGGCGCACAAGGTATTCAAGGTCTTCAAGGTCCACAAGGAACCAACGGCCAAGATGGCGCTCAAGGTTTACAAGGTGGATCTGGTTCAGGATCACAGGGTGTTCAAGGTATTACAGGCGCCGAAGGTGAGGAAGGACCTGCAGGACCACAAGGTATTCAAGGTATTACAGGTGGTGCTGCGGCACAAGGTTCGCAAGGTGTCCAAGGTCTTCAAGGTTTCCAAGGTCCTGATGGTTCAGGATCGCAAGGTACGCAAGGTTTCCAAGGTCCAGGCGGAACAGGCGGGGCAGGTTTCCAAGGTACTCAAGGTGTACAAGGCGTTCAAGGTTTACAAGGTGAATTGGCTGCAGGTGGTAACCAAGGTGCTCAAGGTACCCAAGGTCCGCAAGGTCTACAAGGTACGTCGGCAACTGGAGGATCAGGTTTACAAGGTATTCAAGGCGTTCAAGGTACGCAAGGCTTCCAAGGTGCTGAAGGTGGAACCGGTGGTGGTGTCCAAGGTATTCAAGGTATTCAAGGCGGCGGCGGTGTCCAAGGTGAAAATGGCGGCGGCGGTACTCAAGGTATTCAAGGTGCTCAAGGTCATCAGGGTGTTCAAGGTCCATTAGGTGTTGGATCTGGCGGTAACCAAGGTTTCCAAGGTGCCCAAGGTATGCAGGGTAATGACGGTTTCCAAGGTGGCGAAGGATCGGGTGTTCAAGGCGCACAAGGTACCCAGGGTATTCAAGGCGATGTTGGTCCTGATGGTTTCCAAGGTATTCAAGGTTTACAAGGTTTAACTGCTGAATCTTCAGAGGTTAATATTAATGACCTTTATGCCTCCAACCTTCAGTCAACAAATATGTCAGTACCGTTGGTACAAGGTGGTACAGGTAGCCGTCCAGTTTACGCAACTGCATCGCCAAACCCAGGTGGAGAAAGCAACTTCTTCTATCAGGCATCAACCGACCAATTAACAGTTGAAAATATCAACGTTGCTGGTAATATGACAGTTGGCGGAACAATTAACGGTGCAACAGGTAATTATCTTGAAGCCGATGCTTTCGCTCAGAAAACGGCAGGCAACTTAAGAATTGATGATAACTTAGAGCTCGAGTTTGGTACAGGTGGCGATGCCCATATCGTATTTGACTCAACCGATCTTGTTATGGATACCGTTCTTTCAATCGGTAATTGGTACATCAAGAATAACGCGGTTAACAAATTTACGTTTGATTTGAGCGGCGGAGACTTCACTGCAACTGGTGATATTGATGCACAATCCGATGAAAGAGTTAAAACGAATGTTGAAACAATTAGCGGTGCTCTTGATAAAGTTACGCAATTGCGCGGTGTATATTTTGAAAGAATTGCTATTCCTGGAACAAGGAAGGTCGGCGTGATTGCTCAGGAAGTTGAGGCAGTTGTTCCTGAATTAGTTAATACCGATGCCACTGGAATGAAATCAGTTTCTTACGGTAATATTACAGGATTACTAATTGAAGCCGTTAAAGAACTCAAGGAAGAAGTTGATGATCTGAAAAGGTCGTAACATACCACCATCGAGAGAGGCATAAGTGCCTCTCGCCTTTCGTTTATTATTATGTGATTTGTTATAAATAATGGAAAGAGCATTTAAGAGAGTGGACAATGGCCTCAAGATCAAACATATATATAGACAAAGGCGCTGATTTCCGAATCACTTTAGAACTATTTGACGGTGACGATGACGAACTCGTTGTTGGAAACGGCGGGTATAACTTCTATGCAAGTATGAGAAAGTTTTACTCTTCAACCGTTGCCGCGAATTTTACAATAGAAGCCGCAAACAATGATGTTACTTTGGTAATGTCAGCAAACACTTCCGGGGATTTAAAGCCTGGCAAATATGAATATGATGTTTTAATGCGAAAGCCTACAGGAGAAATCTCGAAAGTAGTTGAAGGACTAGCGATAGTTGTTCCTACTATATCGGAGGTTTCTTAATAGATGTCAATTAAGGTAAAAGTAGGCGGTTCAAATAAGATCCGTTCGGTCCCAAAGCAAGATACAAATAGATCACTTGTTTTAAGTAGCGAGAAAAAGCCTCTTATCACAAGCGATTCTGTTGCGTTAGGATTTAACACAACCGGCGATTATATTCAATCTGTCACTGTTGGCGACGGTCTTGTAATTAATCCAACTACTTCTGGCGAACAACTTGATATTGCACTTCGCCATGCCAATACCTCAAACGAGTTACTAAGTACAAATAACGATGTATTTGGTTTTTTAACTAACATCAATATTGATAACTTTGGTCACGCGACAACGTTTGAAAATAAGATCTTTAATTCTGACAATTTTTCCCACGCAAATAATACGATTTCTTCTCAATACATTACGTTTGGGAATACGTCAGTAACACTTGGCGATACAACTACAGAGATTATTGGTCTTACCGATTTTAATGTCGGGTTATTAACATTTAATGGAAGATCTATTGTTGCAGATGGCGATTTGCGTCTTGCTCCTTCGGGCAACGCAATCGATGTAAACAATTCTCGCATCGTAAATGTCACTGACCCTGTTGATGCACAAGATGCGGTTACTCGTCAATATCTTGATGAAACAGTTACAGATCTTACTTTAAGTTTAAAAGTTGTTGAAGATCCAACAGATCCTACAGACGCAACAAACAAGCGTTATGTTGATAATGTAATTAAAGGTTTAAGAGTAAGACCTGCCGTGCAGGCAGCAACCACTGGTGACTTAGGTGGTACGTTTGCAGTAGGTAATACATCATTTGCGTCAACGATTACTTTGCCTCCTGCCGCGGTTTTAAATATTGATGATGTAACTGACTGGACTATAGGAGACCAGATTCTTGTTAAAAATCAGACGAATCCATTACAAAACGGATCGTATGAAATCACTCAAGCTGGTACGGTTGCAACTCCTTGGATTATTCAAAGAACATCGCATTCTGATGAGTCTGACGAAGTTCCTGCATCGTTCTATTATGTTACAGATGGTACAGCAAATCGTGCTACAGGTTGGGTTGCCACTGTTACCGATGCTGAAACGTTTGAGATAAATTCTGATGCAGTCAACTTCATTCAATTCCAAGGTGAAGGTACTTATACTGCAGGCGAAGGCCTTTCCATTACAGGTTACAATTTCTCAGTTAACGTTGATGACTCAACGATTGAAATTGATTCCGACACTTTACGTATCAAAGATTCTGGTATTACGAATGCCAAACTAACAAACGATTCTCTTACAATCGGCACTGTTGAATATACTCTTGGGACTACAACAGATAACCTTCAAGGCATTAGAGAGATTAGTGGTTATACAAACGATAGTTTGATTATAACAACAGATGTGATAGATGTCAATAGTAATGGTGCAATTATTTTACCAAATGGTGTAAGTTCTGATAGACCTACCGCCGTTCAAGGTATGATTCGTTTTAACAACCAAGACGGACAATTTGAAGGGTATGATGGTTTAGCTTGGACCGGTTTAGGTGGCGTAATTGACGTTGACCAAGATACCTACATTAAAGCAGAGGCCACCGCAGGATCAGACAACGACGAGCTGCAGTTCTTTACACAAGATGAAAAACGCGCTCAGATTGATTCCGACGGTACGTTCAGAGTATATGATAGATTTATCATTCCTGTCGGTCAAACGTCAGATAGAATTACTCCTTCTATTCAAGGTTCAATTCGTTACAATACAACCGACAATCAGTTTGAAGGTTATAACGGAACGGTATGGGCGGGTCTAGGCGGCGTTATTGATGCTGACCAAGATACTCGTATTATTGCAGAGAATACTCCAGGATCCGATAACGATCAGTTGAAATTCTTTGCGGCTGGTGACTCAATTATAGTCATTGACCAAAATTCGTTTACCTCAAACGTTGACATTAAGATTGATACAACTGGCGCTCTAACAATTCCAAACGGTACAACAGGAGATCGTCCTACACCTGACCAAGGAATGATTCGTTTCAATACTTCGGACAATCAATTCGAAGGTTATGATGGTACAACATGGTCTGGCTTAGGTGGTGTTATTGATGCCGACCAGGATACTTATATTAAAGCCGAAACATCGTCAGGATCAGACAACGATCAATTAGATTTCTTTGTTGCTAACACTCATGTAATGCGTTTGGATTCAGATGGCGATTTAAGATTTGGCGCAGGCTTAGACCAATTCGTTGTTGATTATGCAACAGGCACGGTAACGATCCGTGGCAATATTACAATCGGCGATGATGACGGCGACAGTATTAATGTTGTTGCCGATTTTGGCACAAACCTAATTCCAAATACACATATTACATATGACCTTGGTACTTCATCTAAAAACTGGAGAACCGCATATGTACAAAGTATTGGAAGTCAGAATGATATTGTAACGTTTGACGGCGAAGGCGCAATCGTTGTTCCTGACGGAACTACTGCGCAACGTCCAGCATCTGTTGCTGGTATGATCCGTTTCAATACGGATGACGCAAGGTTTGAAGCATATGATGGCGTTGCTTGGGGTGGTTTGGCTGGTTCAGTAATTGACGTTGACCGTGATACGTTTATTATTGCGGAAACAACGGCAGGTGCGGACAACGACGAGCTTCATTTCCATACAGCAAATACTCAAGCATTCATTGTTAACGCAAACCAGCAGATAACTACAACAGGCACTGCTAATCTACAGTTTGGATCAGCTACTGGTATTATTGATAGTGGTAATACTATTATAACAAATGTTAGATCACCTGTCAATGGAAAAGATGTAGTTACCAAGAATTATTTAGAAAATGAGTTTGAATCTAATCTTCAAATTAAAGACAATATCACAAATACTTATCGTGATCTGAATGTTCTTGCAAGTCCAAAGATTAATCTTGGTACTGGTCTTGAAGAAAACAGTTATAGTGCTGCTAATAATGAAATCAATCTACAGCTTTCAGACCTAACTGCAACAATGACACCAGGTGTGTACGGTAACGATGGATTTACTCCTCGTATTCGTATTGACTCTACGGGTCGTATTGATTTTGCAACAGAAATTCCAGTTGAGCTTCAAGCTAACGCGATTCCTGACTTTACAGAAACATCTCGTGATATTATTTCACTTATGTTCGTTGAAGGTAATCACGTCGGCGGTAAATTTGTAAACGATGATGCTAACAACATTATTAACTTTATTAATACCGCAAACACAATTGCAACTGTCACTGCAAACACTGGCATTGAAGTTATTCATCAGCCAGGTTACTTAACTAATCTTGATATTAAACACGGTAATACCTCAAATGTATCTGACACAAATAATATTACAACAACAATTCTAAGTAATATTACATTTGACGAGTTTGGCCACGTGTCAACTGTTGAGTCTAGAGACTTATCGCCGTTCTTTATTCCTTATGTTGGTGATAGTACAATTGCTGGTGAACTTACGTTTAATAAATTTATTGATGCAAACGATACTGACTTCTTTGTTGACCCGCATCAACAGACTGAAATTAAAGATCTCTTAATTGGTAAAAACCAAACGTCATCTCAAATTCAAATGCGTGATGGCTCAGGCACCTCATCATTAATTTATGCGGGTAGCCTTGGTATCGGCTTCTTGGATTCAGGGTTTAACTTTGCCGCGTACACAAATAAAAATACTGGCGATTGGACTGTTCAGCGCAATGTAATTGGTAAGAAGTTTATTGATGGCAACGATCAGACATATTTCTTAAATCCCGCAGGCACTGATTCTTTACTTGCAAAAGTTACACTTGATGATAGTTTGGTTGTTGATGACCTTACTTTTGATGGCAATGAAATTTCTACCGATGTTGCAGGATTAAGTTTAAATCCATCAAATTTACAGATTGCCGTTAACTCTTCAAGAATCATTGATGTTGCAGATCCTACTTCAGCACAAGATGCCGCAACAAAGGCATACGTTGATGCTGTCGCACAAGGATTAAGAGTTATTCCTGCCGCGTTGGCAGCAACAACCGCAGACTTAGGAGCAACATATAATAACGGCGCAGGAACTCTTACCGCTCCATCAAACGGCGCATTCGCATTGGACGGCGTATCTACTTGGGTTGTAGGAGATCGTGTTCTTGTTAAGGATCAAACAAATCCTGAAGAAAACGGTTCTTATGAAGTTACAACAGTTGGTGATGGTTCAACCGCTTGGGTACTTACTCGCGGAGAGTACTTTGACGAATCAACAGAAATTCCAGGTTCTTTCCAATTTGTAACTGATGGGACAACAAATAACGGCACAGGTTGGGTTGCTCAGGTTGCAGATGCTGAAACATTTACAATAGGTACTGATGCCGTAACATGGTATCAATTCTCAGGCGCAGGTACATATACCGCAGGCGCAGGATTAACATTAGACGGAACTCAATTCTCAATTGCGAATAGCTCAATCTTGAACTCAATGATTGAGAATTCACAATTTACAATCGCAGGAGAATCAGGAAATAACGTTGCCATTGCTTTGGGTGAAACATTAACCTTCGAGGCAGGTAACGGAATTGATACTGAAATCGCAACAGGAAAAGTTGTAATTTCGGCAAACACCGCGGATATCTTTACATCAATCAAAACAGTTGACGGTATAGGTTCTGGTCTTGATGCAGATTTGCTTGACGGACAGCAAGGCGCATATTATTTAGATTTCCCGAATTTCACAAACCTTCCTGATCCTAAGCTTACAGTTATTGGTGACGTTGAAGGTAACACAACGTTTACTGATTTAGGTAATGCAACAATAAATCTTGAGCTTACCGATACAGGTGTTACCGCGGGTACTTATGGTAACGCAAGTCAGATTCCAATTATTACAGTTGACGTTGACGGCCGAGTAACAGCACTATCTAACACCGCGGTTGCAGGTGTTGAAGATTTCACATACGATTCTTCAAACAACCAACTTGCAATTGAAACTGGTGACGGTTCAGTATTTAATGTTTATATTAACGAATTTAAAGATTTAACTGTTGAAGATCTTACGGCTAATTCTGTTAACATTACTTCGTTCTCAACGTCAGCACTTACAGTTAATGGCGATCTTACAGCTAATAACGCATTCTTTGCTGGTAACATTACAGTTGATGGTACGGTTGATGGCAGAGATATTGCCGCGGATGGCATTGTTCTAGATGGACTTGCTTCAGCAACCACAACAGTTCAACTAAACGGTGATGTAACAGGATCTGCAACATCAAACGCAAATGGTGTTGTTAGTATCATTGCAGACGTCGCTAACAGCGGTGTTGTAGCAGGTACATATGGCACAGCATCACAAATCCCAATCGTCACTGTGGGACTGGACGGCCGTATTACAGCAATGGCAAGTACAGCTGTTGCTGGTGTTGATGATTTCTTCTATACTCAAGCTAACAATACATTAACCATTCAAACTGGTGATGGTTCTGTATTCAATTCAAAGATAAATGCGTTTGACGAAAATGTCGACTTTGGCGCAGGCATTGATGTAACAGGAAACATTACGGTAACAGGAACTGTAGACGGTCGTGATATTGCCGCAGATGGTGCAAGACTTGATGCTCTTGAAGACGATCTTACAATTCAATTAAACGGTGACGTTACAGGAACGGTTACTTCAAATACTGGAATCCTTGCTCTTACAACTGATATTGCCAACAGTGGTGTTACTGCAGGCACATACGGTTCATCCTCACTTGTACCTGTCATTACAGTTGCAGCAGACGGTCGTATTACAGTTGCTGCCGAAACCGCGGTTGCAGGAGTTGAATCATTAGATTGGTATTCAGCAAATAACACACTGCAAATTGGAACAAGTGACGGTTCGGTATTCAATCAGAACATCTCTCAATTTGACCAAGACATTACAGTTAATGCTAACATTGCTGTTACAGGGACAGTTGATGGAAGAGACCTTTCGGTTGATGGCGCAAAGCTTGATGGTATTGAAGCAGGAGCAACCGCCGACCAAACCGCAACTGAAATTCTTAACTTATTACTTACTGTTGATGGCGATGGGTCAGGATTGGATGCCGACTCTGTTGACGGATATTCTGCAGGCGAGATCCTTGACCAAGCGGCAAATACGGCAGCTCAATTAATCGGTGACGGTGAAGTATTCATATATGCTAACACAGGCGTAGTAATTGATGGACCACCTGCTAATAGATTTAATCTTAATAGTGCAAATACATTTAACTTTTATGTAGGACACGCGGATACTTCATCCGTAGCGGATTCAACAAATTCAAATGGCGTGGTGATTCAAGGATTAACATTTGACACCTTTGGTCACGTACAAACAGTAAGTACATTAGATTTAGATAATCGTTATTATACTGAAACTGAAACTGATACTTTACTTGATCTTAAAGTTGATAAGACAACGACGGTAACAGGATCTAACGGTTTAACAGGCGGTGGTGCTCTTTCAGCAAACGTTGTAATTGAGCACGCTGATACATCAACGCAAGGTAACGTTAGCTTAACAGACGGAAACGTTGTCACAGGAATTAACGTTGATACCTTTGGTCATACAACTGATATTACATCAACAGATTTAGACGGTCGCTATTATACTGAAACAGAATTAGATAACGGTGCTCTTGATGGTCGTTATTATACTGAAAGCGAACTTGACGGCGGTGCGCTTGATGGAAGATATTACACTGAAACAGAAGCAGATGCCAAATTTGTTGATGTAACCGGCGATACAATGACTGGTAATTTGGTAGTGAATGCGTTCATTGACCAAGAACAGTCAAGAATGGTTTCAAAAGAAACAACTGCATCAAATCTATTCCCACTTACTCTCCTTCAATTCGCCAAAGCAGATTATGGAAGTGCAGAAGTTGTTATTACTGCAAAGGATGGCGTTAATAGACATATCACAAAGCTTCTTATAACTCACGACGGTACGACTGCAATTGCAACTGAATACGGTGTGGTTTATACGAGTACTGAGCTTGCTGAATATGAGGTTTCGGTATCAGGAAATAATGTCAATGTGATAGGAACTTCTGGATCAGGATCGTCAAATTATAAGATTGTTGCTACTCTGCTTAAAGCATAAGTTATAAATATACTAAAATAGAAATAGTGCCAACTGGGGAGAGTGAACCGAATGGCGAACGATAAAAAGTTTATAGTCAAGCATGGCCTCTTGACAGGTGAAAATGCAGTTTTAGGTGATACTCTTGATAGAGACACAGGCCGCCTTCAAGTAAGACACGCCTCAGGTAAAGATGCCGCACGGTTTGACGGCCGCGTTATTTTTGACCACGACATTGCTTCTCAAGGTGCAATTGAAGTTGTAAATGATGCAACGAATGGTATTATTGCAAAGTTTACTGGTACAGGTGGAGATTTAAGACTCACAGGAATCGGAACCGGTGATTACTTCCTAGCGCAATCAAATCAAAATAATGGTATTAAGTTTTACGACGGTAATGACGGTGTAGAAATTCTATACAGCAATTCTGTTGACTTAGAATTTGATTCTTCAGGCATTGATTTTAAACGCGAGCCTACGGTAAATGGCGACGTAATTTGGTATGCAGGTAATGACGGATCAGGTTCAGGGCTTGATGCCGATTTGCTTGATGGTATTGATTCGCTTTCTTTTGTTCGTTCAGACCAAAGCGATACAATGGATGGCAGTTATATCATTACCGGTGATTTGACTGTAAATGGCAACACAACATATATCAATACCGAACAGTTATTAGTTTCAGACGCAATATTTACTCTTAATGCTGATTTCACATCAGGTACACCGTCTGAAGATGCTGGGTTTGAAATCCGCCGTGGAGATCAGGCAAACTCTTCATTATATTGGGATGAGACTGCTGACGAATTTAAATTGATTTCAGCAGGAACAAACCTTGGTCGTATTATTACAGAACAAGATCAGGCAAGTCAAGGTGGTTCATTTGATGCAGCCACTCTTGATGGTTTAGATTCAACTCAATTCTTACGTTCAGACGTTGATGATACCGCCTCGGGTAATATTACCTTTGATGGCGATATTATTATTGACCAACAAATTATTCACAAAGGCGATACTGATACTTATTTAGATTTTAATGCTGCAGACAGTTTCCAAGTTGTTACGGGTGGTACTGCAAGATTAACTGTTGCTAATGCTGCTGTTACATCTGCGGTTGATTTAATTGCTCCTAGATTATTGGATTCAGGAAATAATAGTTATCTTGTTGACCCTGCAGGTACTTCTGTTTTAAATCGCATTGACCTTGACGATTATATTCGTCACAATGGCGATACTGATACTTATATGGGTTTCAGTGCAGGAGATACGATTGATTTTTATGCAGGCGGATCTCAACGTGCTCGTATTAATAGCACAGTCTCAACATTCTATTCTGACATTCAAGCTGATAGATTTGTAGATCGTCAGGATACTAATTATTTCGCAAATCCTGCAGACAGTTCAGTATTCAATTCATTAGGTATTGATGACGAGTTATTCCACAACGGTGATGCTGACACAAGACTTTTATTTGCTGACAATGATATTAGTTTACAAACCGGTGGCGCTGAAAGACTAGGAATTGATAATACGTCGGTTCGTTCTTCGGTAAATGTTTATGCACCAGTTTATTACGATTCTGGTAATAACGCATATTATGGCGACTTTGATAGCATTTCCCAAATGAATGGGATTGACATTGATGCTTACATTCGCCACAGAGGAAACACAACGGCATACTTTGGTTTCCCATCTAATAACGTATTCAGAGTATACACAAATAATATTCAAAGATTTAATGTTGATAACGATTCAGCAGATTTCTCAGTAAATGTTTATGCTCCTCGTTATTATGATTCCAACGATACTAATTATTATGTGGATCCTGCCGGTGATTCACAAATGGACACAATTGATATTAACGATTATGTTCGTCACCGCGGAGATACGAATACTTATATTGGATTTGATGCAGCCGACCAATTTGTTGTTTATACAGGCGGTACAAGAAGATTAAGAATCAATAACAGCGGTGTACTATTTGCCAATCAAGTTGAAGCACCGAGCCTGTCTATTTCTGATTACATTTATCATACAGGCGATACAAATACTTATCTTGGTTTTGATACAACTGATAGTATTACATTTGTAACAAATGGTTCTGAAAAGCTTGGTATTGATACAGATTCTATTGAGACAACTGTAAACTTTGGTGTTAATAAAGTACCAACTGCTGCATTGTCTGTTCAGACCGCTGCAACTATGGGCAACAATCCATATGCTGCAGGAAACGTATTTGTTGACTTCGGCGATGCAGGAGTTACCGATTTCTCAATTCGTGGTACGGCATCAGCTCGTGACATTTGGATGGTGCACGAAGGCAACGGCGATATCTTATTTGCCGACACTGGTGCAACAATCACTCTTGGTATTAATACAGGAACCGCTGATGTAGTTATCGGCGACCAATCTCCGCAATATACAGATGGCGGCGATAACACTGCTCTTACTACAACGCCGAGCAATGCTAAGCTTCACGTTAATGGCTCAATTTATCTGAATGGTAGCAACGACGGTATTATCTTTGGCCGCGGTACAGCATCGTTCTTAAAAGACGAAGAATTAGCATTTGGATGGGGTGGCGGTCTATATATGACCGATGGCACTTATTTACGCATTCGCAATAATAAAGCGGTATATTCTACGGGTGATTATTACGGTAGCAGATTCTATGCGCAAGCCGCAACAGGCTACTACTTAGATCCTGACAGTGATTCTATTCTTCACGCAATTGGTATTGATGATCGCATTTTCCATAATGGCGATACAAATACTTTCATGGAATTTGATGCGGCAGATAACTTCCGTATCGTTACAAACAACGCTGAAAGATTAGATATTAATAATACGAGAGTTTTGGCAAACAACCAAATGCACTCTCCTATTTTCTACGATTCAAATAATACTGCATATTATGGTGACTTTAATAGCACGTCTAATATGTCTCGTATTGACATCGACGATTATATCCGTCATAGAGGCGATACAAATACTTACGTTGGTTTTAACTCTAATGATACATTTAGCATTTATACGAATGGTGTTCAAAGAGTTCAAACAAATGCAACTCAAACCAAGATTCGCCAACAAGCATTTATTTACGGACCGCAAACAAGCGCTGGCGACGCATTACTAATTCAATCTAATGGTAATGGATCCGGTGTTAATATCCGTATGACGGATAATAATAATGGTGAAGGTACTTATTCACAATCAGGCTCAATTGAATATTATCATTCAGATAATGCGATTAACCCAGATTCAAATGCAGCGTTTTACTTTAGAACAACCGAACCAAAATCGCACTTTATCTTTGGTTCTGATTCTGACGGTTCAGGTACCACTGCAGCAAACTATGTAGCTGTTGTTCCTGACGTAAACAACGTTGGTTGGTTGGGTCGTGCAGATCGCCGTTGGGCAAATGTTTACGGCGCAACTGGTAACTTTAGTGGTAATATGACCGCGGCAAATATGTATGCGTCGCGTTACTATGATGCAGATAACAACGCATACTACGGTGACTTTGCTTCAACCTCTATTATGAATACGGTACAAGCAAACCGTTACTATGTAAGAGGTTCAACATACTTTATTGACCAATCTTCAAGCGATTACGGTACAATCCGAGTTGAAGGACAGAAGAATGGGTGGGCAGGATACGCAATCTATGATGATTGGGTGTTTATGTCAAATGGTTTGAGTAATGCCGGTATCTTTAACGATTCTCGTAACGAATGGGCGTTGCAAGCTACTGATAACAGTTGGACAAGATTGTATGCGAATGGTATACATCAGATTTCAGCTGAAAATGGTTACGGTTTTGCGCCTAGTTCAATGCGTTCACCAATTTTCTACGATTCAAATAATACTGCATATTTTGGAGACTTCGCGTCTCGTTCTAAATTTAATACACTAGAACTTGGAAACCAAGGTAACTTAACTGGATCCACAACATACCCTCTTGGAATTTATCATAATACTAGATATTCAATTGGTTTCCGCAATAGTGGCGCTGGAGCTAACTATATTTGGCTTGTACACGATAATTATAACTTTAATGGTACAGGCTCTAAAGACGCATTCATTGTTCACTTCAATGGAATAGGTGACAGACTTCGTTTAGATGAAGCAGGTAATATGCTTATCGACGGAGAAATGGCTGCTTCCAACTTTAACCTAAATGGCGGTAACGAAAACATATCATTGAACCCAGCTTATGGTTCTGGTATGGCTGACGATGTACTCTTTGATGGTACAAAGTATTGGGAATCTCGTGTTACACAACCAATGCAAGGTGCTGAAGATCTTTCACATCAGACCGGCGAATATGTTAAAAACAATAATGGCCCATTTGCTTCAACCTATGCTTTAAGACTGAACCGTTACGAAGTATTTGATTCTGACTATATTGAAGTTGAACCAGGAGAAGAGATTTACGGTGAATGCGCTGTTCGTTATATTTCAGGATCTGGCGGTGTTGTTTATATGGGTATCCGCCGTTACGACAAAGATAAGCGACCAATTGCTGGTAACTCGGGTATTACATACTTTGTTGTTGGCGGTAATAACTACACAGGAACTGGTTGGCAAGTATTCAGCGGCCATACAACAATCCCAACAAGCCATACACCATATAGTGGTTCAGATGGCGGTGGATGTAAATATATTCGTCTAATTTACTTGATGAACTATCCTTCAGGCGGTGGTCCAGCTACTCGTGAATATGGTCCACCAATTCTGAAAAGAGCAAATGTTCATAGCAATGTTCGCACAAATAATAATATGTTTGCGGCACGTTATTATGACTCAAATAATACAGGCTTCTATGTAGACCCAGCTTCTACATCTATTATGAACCGTATTGATGCAAGTTCTTTCTATGATCGTGATAATACCACTTATTATATGAACCCAGCCTCAGGCGGTAAGCTTGCAGGTTCTTGGGATTGGACAAATGGCTCAATTGAAAACCTAAACAACCTTTCGTTTAACGACCCGGGTCCTCAAGAAGGTATTCGTTGGAAAGGTGGTAATGAATGGAAGATTTACGAATCACCAGATAACTTAAGTACAAACTCAGGTGGTAACTTGCAGTTTACTTCAGGATCTGGCGCAGGCACAATGCGTTTCCGTATCAATACAAGCGGCGATACAATAACGCAAAGGTATTCATATGCACAAAGATTCTATGATTTAAATAACGGAAACTATTACTTAGATCCTGACGGAACATCTATTATCCGTCGCCTAAAATCTAATACGTCAGGTTCAAGCTCAGGTACAAGAGCACTTACAATTAAAGACCAAGGCCAAGGCGAAATTAACTTTGGGTCCTATCCTGGCGCTTGGACTTCGGCATTACAAATCCAAAACAACGATAATACCGATATGATTTGGATTTCGCCATTGCAAAATGGAACTAGCGCAAGATTTAGAACTGCAGGTTCGGGTTTAGATTTCTATACCGATGGTACAACGGGCAACGCAGGTACTTTCTCGTTATTTGTCGGCAGTGGCTATGCACAGAGTAACGGTTCATTAAGAGCTCCGATTTTCTACGACTCAAATGACACGGGTTATTATGTAGATCCTAACGGTACTTCTCGTATGGAAAAGATTCGCTTCGAAGGTACTGACGAAGCAATTGAACTTAACTCAGGTAACCCATATATTCGTTGGATGGAAAATGGCACAGACCGTTTCTATATCCAATGGCGCGGTTCTTATGACGCTCCATTGTTCCGCAACCAGCAAGGCGATAACTTTGACTTTATGCCTGATGGTAACGGCGGTGGAGTCGCGCTTCGTATGAAAGGCGCCGATGACGATATTTGGGGATATGTATATGCTTCAGATTCTCAAGACATTGGTTTCCTTGACGACCAAGGACAGTGGGCAATTCGCCACAATCGTGATGATTGGACTTACTTCTATATTAACAACAGCCTTCGTGCTTATGTTGATACAGGATCATTCCAACACGTAACTTCTATTCGTTCTCCAATCTTCTACGATCGAGATGACACAGCTTATTATGCTGATATGAACAATACCTCTATATTTAACTATCATAGAGTTAATCGTCTCGAGATTGATGGTTCAGGTCGTTATATTGATTCACCAACCGGCAACTACGGCTCTATTCGAGTTGAAGGCGCAAGCGGTGGTTGGGCAGGTTACGCTATACGTGACGACTGGGTCTTTATGTCAAATGGATCACCTGCAGCTGGTATCTATAACGATACTGATAACGAATGGGCACTATACGCGGAGCGCAATGCTCGTGTATACACTTACTACAATGGTCAATGGGAAGAAAGAACGGCACCGGGTTACATGGAAGCTCGCGGTTCTTACCGTGCGCCAATCTTCTATGATTCTAATGATACAAATTACTACCTAGACCCTCGTAGTACTTCAAGATTAAATAACTTGAATATTATTGGAACATTGAACGTAAACGGTTATGACCAAAATAACCCACAGCAAGGTCAATGGTATTCACGTTCGGCATATAATTGGAATGGTTCTCAATTAAGATATTATTATGTCCGAGTTGCTCAGCTATCAAGTAGTTCTTCAATTGGCTTAATTGAATATTACGCAAAACGAGATTCTAACTATCCTGGTGCGGTTCGCGGTTCTGTTCATATGGCAACGTATGCAGGCTCGTCAATGTCAATTCAGCACGATCAGCATGGTTCTGATGGTCAGATGACGCCAGAAGTTTACATTGATAACAACAGATATGTTTATCTGAGAATGTCCGGGTGTGCGTGGAATTCAGTATTTAGATGGCGTTGGGTATACCGTTCAGGGCAAACTGTACTAAATGACCAAGGTGGATTGTCTCAACCATCTAATAGCCGTCGCATTATTGCAGGTAAATCATATCGTATGGCTTGGGGAAATCAGGCAAGCTTAACACACGATTATGATAGTCCAAATATTGCGAATCGCTTTGATGCTCATAACAGTATGCGTGCGCCAATCTTTTATGACTCAAATAATACAGGATATTATGTAGATCCAAATAGCACTTCACAACTTTATCGTCTTGATGTAAATAATCAATTACGTTTCGAAAGTGGAGCACCTGCTTACTTCTATACAAGTTCAGGTAACTTGCGTGGTTATATTCGTGCAACTGAATCTAATGATAACCACTTTGAATTTGCAACATCTGGTGGTGAAGATATAATCTTCCGTGATGGTGGATTTGGTGGATCTTGGAACCAAATTATTCGCGGCGATGGTCAAGTCCTAATTTCATCAAGACTTGATACTCCAATCATGTACGATCGTAATAACACAGGTTATTACGTAGACCCAGAAGGCTTCTCAAATATGGGAAGTGGTATTCGTGCCACTGAAATTTATGCAAGAAACTGGTTCCGTAACGATAACTCGGGTGAAGGCCTTTATAACCAAGCTACTGCAATGCATTGGTATTCTGATTCAAACCGTCGTTTCAGATTGTATTCTACTCAGTCAACTTCTGAGATTTTGTTTACTACTTCAGGTAATAACGTCCGCGGTTATGTTTATGCAGACAACTCTAACCAAATTGGTTTCCTTGGGCAAAATGGATCTTGGTCACTAAGAACAACTAATGGTATTGTTTATTCGCATAGAAACTTCTATGCTCCTATCATGTACGATACGAATGATACGAGTTATTATGTTGATCCAAATGGCACATCTCGTATGCGCCGCATTAACCTAACAGAAGAACTTCAGCTTTATTCTACAGATTTGATTGTTAACACAATTAAGTTTAGAACGAGAAGTGGTGGAACTTCATCTGACCCATACATGCTTCGTTTTGTTGAGCGTTCTAGCAACCAAGTTCACCTTGAATTGCAACTTAATGATGACGCAGACGAAGATTTCCGTATTTATGGTTATTCTTGTGCTGGGTATGGTTGTGGTGAAACATCTAATAACTTATACCACATCTTCCGCTCAAACGGTTATGCTTATCACCAGAATTACTTGGAAGTTAATAACAGTGTTAGATCAGCTCTCTTCTACGATATTAATAACACTGGGTACTATACAAACCAAGCAAGTACTTCAAGACACAACGCACAAGAATTTGTGGGTAACGTAGTTATTAACGGTTACTTCAGTTATAACGCATATAACCAAAGAACTGGCGCAAGATTGTTGTTTGGTGGTGGTAACTCTGATGCACTGGGTAACTACTACATTGGTACAAACTTAAATAACTATAACGGTAACTATAATAAACTTGATCTTCGTTGGCATACAGGTATTCGTATTGGTGCTCAAGCGGTTTACGGTGGTATTCGTATGTACACCACCGAGGACCTTGGAACTGAAGCATTCTCTGTTGCTCGAGGCGACAATAACGTTCGCGTTAACTATAGCTTGTATGCTCAGATTATGTATGATAGTAATAACACAGGTTACTATGTAAACCCTTCTGATTTCTCAAACTTTGCAAACGGTTTGAGAGTGAACGAAGTTTATGCTCGTAACTGGTTCCGTAACGATAACAGTGGTGAAGGTATTTACAACCAGGCAACTGGCCAGCACTTCTACTCAGATGATGACGACGGTTGGAACGTTGCTGGTGGTTCAGGTGCAAACTGGATTCGTTTCCGTGACGAATATGCCGGGTCAATTCGTGGTTATGTTTACGCAGATAACGGTTCAAACATCGGATTCTTGAACTCAGGTGGTTCATGGAGATTGCGTATTGTTGGTAACGACTATATGCTTTATTATGGATCTTCTATCCGTGCACCAATCTTCTACGATTCAAATAATACAACATATCGTTTTAACGGTGCATCAGATAACGATACAAGATTCCGTGGTGTTCATAACGAAACAATGGCATTCATGGCATTGAGTGGTCAAACAAGATCTTCAGCTCAATACTATATGGCAAGACCTCGTATTACCGGTGATGGCAATTATTGGACTGGCGCAATGGGCTGGAGTCGAGTTGACATGAACACGGTTGGTAACTGGGGTTCAGGCTTCATTGATTCTTGGTCTAACCCAGGTAACCAGCCTTCCGGTACATCACACTGGGTTGGTGTCCAAGCATACCATTACACAAACGGTTCTGCACGTTATGGTTGGCAGTTGGTCGGTGGACCAATTGATAACTTAAGGTTCAGGAACTCTTGGAGCAGTTTCCGTTCATGGAGAACTGTTCCTGTCCTCGACATCAACAACGGCAACGGCGGTTCAATGTATGCTGGGCGTTATTACGATAGCAATAACACAGGTTATTATGCCGACCCAGCAAGTACTTCACAGTTTAACTCGCTCCGTTCGTTTGACGTAAGAAACTGGTACGGTGTTTCTACAAACCATACTTATGGTATATTCTTTGACAACGGTAGATCTCAGGCTTACGCATTCTTCCGTGAAAGTGGTGGATGGTCTTACCCATACCCAGATACTCGAGTTGTTTTCCATACAGGCTTGAAATTTGGTGCGAATGCTTCATATGAAGGTATGCGTTTCTATACTGACTATAATGTTAGCTCATTGGTATGGCAGTTTAACGGTGGTTCAAATTATTCTTACCAGTATCGTTGGAACAACCTAACAGGCTATCATGGTATCTATTCAAGCTTGAATGGTGCCCACTTCTATCCGAATAACGCATCTTATGGTTCTTGGAGAGTTCAGGGATCGCGTAACGGCTGGGGCGGTATGCAGTTTGATAACAACATCTGCTTGATGATGAACCAAACTGTTCACGGTTTCTACAGTACACAATATGGATGGCGTTTGTATCTTGACGGTAGTGTATATACACCAGGTAACGTTGTTGCTTACTGGTCAGACGCAAGACTGAAGAAAAATATTACAGAACTTGAGCGCGGTGAAGGCCTTGAGAAGATCATGGCATTGAAACCGTCTCGCTTTAACTGGAAAGATGAAGCCGAGCAAATTACTCAAGGTGTTATCAAAGGCGGTAAAGAAGAAGTATCTGTAATTGCCCAAGAAACTGAAGAAGTTATACCTGACGCAGTTGTTATAAATAAAGCAGGCGGCGGTAAGAATAGAGTTACAGTCGACGGCGAGGAAATTAAAGATTACCTAACAGTTAATTATGATAAAATCACTCCGTTCCTTATCCAAGCAGTTAAAGATCTGAAATCCGAATTGGATGACATGAAGGATTTGGTTGCGGAATTGAGAGAAGAATTGAGACAAGAGAGGTCAAAATAAAATGGCATTAGTTAAATCATATACAATGGCAAATGGAATTACGTGCGATAATGCGTACCATATTGTAAACCAAGTTCAGCAGTGGAAACGGGCAGTCGATGACCCAGACCCTGATGGGATGAGACCAGAAAATTCTCCTCCTCACGCTTGGCAAGCTGGTACTTATGGTAGGATTTCTGTTGTCGTTTATGCTTCAGCCGAGGCAAGAGCAGCAGGAAGATCGCCAATTGCTTGTTATGCAAAATATCCTACTGAAGCACCAGGCGGTGATTTTATGGGAGAAATTAATATTTTACAAGCAGCAGACGATTTATCATTTACGATTAATATGGAAAGCGGTGTAAGTATTACACAACAGGCATACGAGCATATGCTCACTTTGGAAACTTGGAGCGGTGCAACTCAGGCATAAAACTATTGACATTTTTTATAAATTGATATAATATAAATAATAGGTATATCCTCAAACTAAACGGAGACAAACAAGATGGCTTGGACTTACGAATGGGAAATTGAACGTTTAAAAGTAAAAGACGAAGTTAATAACGACGGTGTCACATTACAAAACGCGGTTTGCCAAACTTATTGGAAAGTAACAGGAACAAACGATGCAGGAAATTCTGCATCTTTTAGCGGAGCAACACCTTTATCTGCAGCTGCAGTTGGCGAAGATGATTTTACAGACTTTGCTTCTTTAACTGAAGATCAGGTAATCGGTTGGATTCGTGGAATCGTTGAAGGACCAAACGGTTATATGGATCACATCAACGAAGTATTAGCTAAAGATATTGGGCAACAAGAAGAAAGCGAAATTGAAAACCAATCGCTTCCTTGGGCGCCTGAACCTGAGGCAAATACTACGCCGACTCCGACTCCTGAAGCAGCAACCGGTAGCGAATAAAGGTAAATTGCCATGTCTATGACTTATACTTGGAAGATCGTTGAAGTTGGCACAAAGAATGCTGTCAATAATGAAAACGAAGTTTTAGAAGATGCGATCGTCGAGGTGACATGGAAAAAAATTGGTACCAATATAAGTGGCGACTCTGCTGTTTATGTTGGTACTACTGCTTTAGATCCTGCATCAACTTCAGCCGCTTCATTTATTACTTATGAAGATGTTACATCAAGTAATATTGTTGATTGGTTGGAAGCAACGATTACCGATGGCGAAATGGAACGAATTAACAATACGATCGCAAACAAGATTGCAAAGTTAGGAATTACTAAGAGAGCTTTTAACAACTAAAAGCTTTCTTTATTATGCTTTTATTATGGAGGACCAATGCACGATCTGCATATGGGTGGTTTGACAACGTATGCTCTCAAACGAGGCGGTTCTGTTCACCCTATCATATTGCCAAAAGAAGTTACCGGTAACGAACAAGGATTAATGAATCCTTCTGTGTTTGTACACAACGGAAAGATTCTTGTTAATATTCGGCATATCAATTATATCCTATATCACTCCGAACAAAAAAGGTTCCCACATGAATGGGGACCGTTGGTATATGTGCATCCGCAAAATGATGTTGCCTTAAAAACCACTAACATTATTGCCGAACTTGATGAGAATATGAATCTTGTTAACGCAGGCCGTGTTAATACTTCAGAATTAGATTCAAAACCGACATGGAACTTTGTTGGCCTTGAAGATGCCCGTCTATTTAGTTGGGATGATAAGCTTTGGCTTTGCGGCGTTCGTCGAGACTGTTACGACGATAAAGGTAAAGGCCGAATGGAAATGGCTGAAATTGAATTTATAGATGGAGAATGGAAAGAGATATCACGTAACCCAATTCCTGCTCCCAATGGAGACGGCAGTTATTGCGAAAAGAATTGGATGCCTGTAAATGATATGCCATTTCATTTTGTTAAATGGTGTAATCCTGTTCAGGTTGTTAAGTATGATATTAACGATGGCACTTGTGAAGATGCCGTATGCGATAAAGAAAAGACTTATGACTTTACTCCTGATATGCGTGGAGGATCTCAAGTCTTGCGCATTAACGAGAATCAGCGAATGGCATTTATCCATGAAACAAGTCTATTCCGAGATCCATTCAATCGTAAAGATGGCAGTTATCAGCACCGCGTTGTAATTTGGGATAACGATTGGAATATTGTCCACAGATCACAGCCTTTCTATTTTATGGGAAACGCATATGATAATGTAAAAGGCGTCGACTATGCGGTTGAGTTTGCCGTAGGTGCTGCATTTTATGGCAATGATATTCTAATTTCTTTTGGTGTAGTTGATAACTGTTCGTTTATTTTGCGAATGCCGCAAGATGTGTTTATGTCTTTCTTAAAGGGTGAATAATGATTCAAGCATTACTTAATGAGGTTATATTAGACCACCAAAATCCATTTAAGCTTTACAATCTTGCAAAGGAATATGACCGTCTTGAGCAAGGTGCCGCAGCTGCAACCTTTTATATGCGTGCTGCTGAAAATAGTAATGAAGACAATTTTGAAGAACACTTCGTTCAATATAAAGCTTTAATACTAATGGCGTTAATATATCATAGAGAAGGCAATCGTGACATAACTGTTAAAAGTATTCTACGTCACGCTGTTACCGCATTTCCTGAAAGACCCGAGGCATACTTCATTTTATCTAAATGGTTGGCAGATCGCCACAATTGGCAAGAAGCATATATGTTGGCACGACAAGGTTTGGATTGCCCAATCTTTGAAAAGGTTGATGACGATTTAGAATATGAAGGGGAATGGCAGTTAAAATTCATATATGCTATTTCTAAATGGAAAGTTGAAGGATCAGATAGAGCTAAGAATTACCTATTTGACTTTAAATACAAGACAAAGCATTCTCAAGAATACGAAGAGTTAATTAATAATTGGTTAAAACAATCTGGATATCCGTCAACACTACAGTTTACATCTGAAGATATTGAATCATATAAGTTTCCTTTTAATGGTATTGAACACGTTAAAAAGAACTATTCGCGCCATTATCAAGATATGTTTGTTTTATCAGCTCTTAATGGTAAAAGAAATGGCACGTTTATTGAAATAGGATCTGGGGATCCATACACATTTAATAATACAGCTTTACTTGAAGATTCCTTTGATTGGACAGGAATAAGCATTGATAATAATGAAAGATTCTGTTATCAGCATTCTCGTAAACGTAAAACTCAAATCTTAAATGCTGATGCTGCACAACTTGATTATGATTTGTTTTTCAAAATGAATTGTGTTGAAAAGCATACTGATTTCTTACGTGTTAATGCTGAAGGAGCAACGGCTGCGGCATTACAAAAGATGCCTTGGAGTAAGCACGAATTCTTTGTTATACAGGTGCAACACAACGCGTGTTGGTGGGGAGATGAATTGAAAAACTTTTCTCGAGATCTGTTAAGAAAAATCGGTTATGTATTAGTGGTACCTGACGTCGCGGTTAACGAAAAAGATAATTATGAAGATTGGTGGTTGCATCCGCAAATTGCTCAGAATAAAAAGAATATGATTGGAAAAGACAGTGTTAACTTTGCATACACATATATGATGAAGGAGAGTAACAGATGAAAGCAGTTATTGTAACGGGTGGATTTGACCCACTTCATTCAGGACATATTGAATATTTTAAAGCAGCAAAAGAATTAGGTACGATCTTATTTGTTGGTCTCAATTCCGATGAATGGCTAACACGTAAAAAAGGTCGCCCCTTTATGCCTATGTCAGAACGCAAGGCAATTGTTGAAAATATTAAATGCGTCGGACACGCGTTTGAATTTGATGATTCGGATGGATCTGCTCGTGGCGCAATTGATTATGTGAAAAATTATATTGGCGAAAACAAACCAATTGTGTTTGCGAATGGCGGTGACCGTAATGAAGCTAACATTCCTGAAATGGATCACGGTGGTGATAACGTTACGTTTGAATTTGGCGTAGGTGGCACTGATAAGAAAAACAGTTCTTCGTGGTTACTCGAAAATTGGGACAAACCTGAAACGCAACGTCTTTGGGGTAAATACCGAAACCTTGATTCTAATGGGCATTGGAAAGTAAAAGAACTTTCTATTGATATAGGTAAATCGTTGAGTGACCAAAGGCATTTTATACGTTCGGAACATTGGCATATCGTAGATGGTGAATTGAAAATGGAACTCGAATTTGCCAATGAATACTCTACATCAAAAGTTTATAAAACCGGCGACAGCATTGACATTCCAGTAAAAACATGGCATAAAGCAACTAATGTTGGAAACGTGCCTGTCAAAGTAATTGAAGTATGGATGGGCGACGAGTTATCCGAAGAGGATATTGAGCGAAGAGATTAAGTTTTTCAGTCCTATCGTGTTTTATAAATACAATAAAGAATTAAATCACAATAGGATTGACCATGGCCCAACCTACAACAAGAACCGAATTTAAAGATTATATCCTTAGGAAACTAGGTCAGCCGGTGATTCAGGTTAACGTATCTGATGAGCAAGTTGAAGACCGCGTTGATGAAGCGATTTCTTTTTGGCGCGATTATCATTATAACGGCAGCCAGCTTGTCTATCTTAAGCACGAAATCACACAAGACGATAAAGACAACGGATATATCACATTACCGACAGGATTGCTCGGTATTCAAGGTATTTTCAGATTTAACTCAAACGTTGCAACAGGACAGGGTATGTTTAACACGACATATCAATTTGTTCTGAATAATCTTGACGACCTTATGAACTACAATGTTCAAAACTATTATATGACTATGCAGCATATTGAGTTTATGCAAGAAATCCTTGTAGGTCGAGTTCCTATCCGTTATAATAAACACGTAAACAGATTATACATTGATGCCGACAAAGATAATATGGTTGTTGGTAATTATATTGTAGTAGAAGCTTATGACGTAATTGATGCCTCAACGTATACTGATGTATGGGGAGACCGTTGGTTACAAAATTATGCAACTGTTCTTGTGAAAGAAAATTGGGGCGCCAACTTAACCAAATTTAACAACATGCAATTGGTTGGTGGAGTAACATTTAACGGAGAGCAAATATTGCAAGAGGCAAGAGAAGAGAGACAAAGAATGGAAGAAGAAGCCATTAACTCTTTACAGCCTCTTACTTATAACTTTATTGGATAAGATATGGCAACTAGTGTATTCTTTCGCAACTATGACAATATCTACGAGCAAAATTTAATTGACGATTTAGTTATCGAGTCAATTCAAATTTATGGCGTTGATCTCATTTACATAACAGCATCGCTGCAGCCTGGGACAACTGACGAAATTTTAAACGAAAATGATTTAAGGTTGTTTGATACCACATACGACTTTGAAGGTTATGTAAAGAATGTTGAAGGATTTGAAGGAGAAGGCGATTTCTTATCCAAGTTTGGTTTGGAAATCAGAGACTCTGTTACCTTCTCTGTTGCTATCCGAACCTTTGAAAGATTTGTCACAAAAGAAGATCAAAAGATTGTTCGCCCAAGAGAAGGCGACCTTATCTTCTTCCCATTAAATTCTAAAATGTTTGTAATCACTCACGTTGAGCACGAATCAGTATTCTATCAAACTGGTGCTTTACAAGTATACGATATTAAGTGTGAATTGTTTGAATATGCAGGAGAACGTTTCGCTACAGGACGCGAAAACGTTGACGGATTCTTTGCTGCTGCATCAGAAAACTTTGACGGTGCAACAACTCTTACACAACTTGGGACACTTGATTCCATGGCCGATAACCTTGAGTTTGAAACTGAAGGCGACAATATTATTGACTTCAGTGAAATTGATCCGTTCAGTGAAGTAATAGATATACAGGATTCTTAAGATGGCAATAGCAAATTATTTTTATAACGAAACGACAAGAAAATACGTAGCCGTCTTTGGAACAATCTTTAATCAGATTAAGATTGAAAGAGCAAAGTCTGATGGGACCGTCGTGCAAGATATGATTGTGCCTCTTAATTATGGTCCACAACAGAAATT